ACGTACCGGATTCAAGTGCTCGCACCAGCATCGCGTTTGGCTGACCGTTCGGATACTTTTCGGTTTTGACTGTGTTGTATCCGTCCGAGCCGATTTTGACGTTCGTAAAGTTCCCGTCCTGACGAAAGTGAGCGATACCGAGCGATGCGATAACGCCCGCCTTCTGTGTCGGTGTCAGACCGTTTACAATGTCCGTACTGCCTTTTGTGCTTCCGTGTGTTGGTATCGTCTGTGCCTCCGCCTTGACCGCGTCCATGACAACACGAGCACCTTCCCACGCAGACCGCTTTATGATGTTTTCCGTCTTGTCCGCGCAGTTCTGGAGCTGTGAGATATAGTTGTCAATTCCGTCGCTGACTTTGAAAGTTGCCATGGCTACACCCTCCAGGACCAGCGGTAATGGATGAGGCCGGTCTCGTCTTCCTTGTCTACTGAGTCCAGATTCCAGTATTTGCAATCTGAAAACCCGTTAAGGCATGTCTGGAAAGCGTCTACAATCGGATCAAACTCCGTAAGCGTGAAATAATCCAGGTATCCGGAAATCCCCTGTTCCGCTTTGTGATTATCCGCTTCGATGCTCAGATCCTCATGGTCTTCCTTCCAGACAGCGAACGGTGCCGCCTTCCGCGCCGGTCTCTGGTAGTGATACGTCTCCGGAAAGACCGCAACGAGTGCATCACGGAGACTCTGTAATTTAGTCTGCAATGCAATCATAGCGATCCTCCAACTTCGAAAGCGTCAGGTCACAGACCTTCAAACCGTCCTCGTCTCTGAGATACTGAACTATGTCTATCCGGTACTGATTGTTGCCGATTACGGCAAACTCCCCGACGTTTACCGGAAGTTCCCAGATGCGGACAAGCTTGCTGATATATTGATCCGCACCCATCGCCGCGTATTGCCTGTTGTATCCTACGACTCTATCCGCATAGAAGATGTCTTTCGGATATTTGAGCATGAGTTTTGGAACCGGCATAGCGCCCGGCGATGCCATGTTTTGCAGTGTGTATAATTTGAGCGTTCCATCTGCCAACATCATGACGACTCACCGCCTTTTTCATTCACAAGACGACTGTGGAGCGCGTACTGCAAGCTTCGCGGCATTCCCTCGTTGCTGTTCCGCAAGCGGTACAGATAAGACGCATACTGGACAATCAGGTGTGTGTCCGAGTATGCGTTCATGTCAAGCGTAATGCCATAAGATGCGATGCGCTCCTTTGCCGCCCCGATAAGGGTAAAGAGGTAATCGTCAAGTGCGTCAGGAGGACACTGCAAGTCGAGCTTTAACATCTCCAAGAGTTCTCTATCTGACATGTTGCGCCCTCCTTATAAGCCTTATGCGTTAGCTGTGTCAGCCGCGAAAGTGATGCCGGATGTTACCGGTGCAGTACTCGTGATAGAGAATACTGCGAACGCTTCCGGAATGATCGGTGTGCCGTCATAACGAGCAGTTCCCTTGAATACGGTCTGGTCTTCGATGAATTTCACATGCTCAGACTGGCCCAGCTTCGTGCCTGCTCTCTCAGCGAGAAGATAGCCCTTGCCGTAACCCATGACGATGTTACCATCCGGGATGAAGTTGCACTCTACGATCTGACCGCCTACGACCGGCATAGTGTCTGCCATGCCTGCAACGACTGCTGCGTTGAGGTTCTTGTCCATAGATGCGATGAGCAGGTCAAGGTGTGTGTTCTCGTTCATGATCCAGATAAGACCGTCATTGTGATAGTCGTTCTTGATCGCCTTCTTGTGAGCGGCAATTTCCTTGAAAAGATTAAGCCCGGATGCGCCGGTACCTGTGATCACGTTGGACGCATGCAGGTCTACCCACGTTCTGGCTGTCGCCGGATAATCGTCCGGTTCTGCTGTCTGCGCAAGTCTCGTAACGATACCGAGCGGCATTTTTGTGCCGGTGCCGTAAACGATCGCCTTGTCGAGCGCCTTAGCGATAGCAACACCGGTCGCTGTGAGCAGTTCGCTCGCAAGATTCAGATCGCTGTCTTCGAGTACTGCATTGCAGACTGCAAAGAAACCGCCGACCTTATAACCGTCAACTTCAATATCATTGAATCCGAGAGACAGCTCGTTGAGCTTGCCGCACATCTCCGTCCATACACCTTCCGGGATGGAACCCATGATGTTCATGCGGCCTGTTCCGGCGATGTGTCTCATATCGACCTTGCCGACCAGTTTGCTGTTCGCTTCGACAATCTGGCGCAGGAGAGGAAGCATAACTTCCGGGATCGTAAGCCCGACGTTTGTCAGTGCTCTCTTCTCCTCGATGCACTTCCTTGCCCTTGCGAGGAAGTCAACGACTTTTTCATCTTTCATGATTGCTGTGCGCTCTTCCATAGACAGCGCATACAGACCTACTCTTTTTGTCATCTCCGGCATGGCGATGCTCCTTTCTTCCTTCTCTCCCGGTTCCTGAGTGACTTCTTTCACTTCTTCCGGTTCCGGCTCCTCTGTGTTCTCCTCGATCTCTCCAAGCTCTTTTTCGAGACCTTCAATCTCAGTCTCAAGTGCCCGGACAGCTTCGATATTCTCGTGCTTTTCAGCCTCGAACTTCTCGATGGCCTCATCAACGACAGAACGCTCTTCGTCGGTCTTCGCCTCTTCGATTGCCTTCTCAATGTCATCCTCGCGTGTGGCGAAGTCAACATTCTTCAGGTCTTCCAGTGCGGAGCGCTTGTCGTCGATGCGCTTCTTAAGCATCAGTGCTCTCAGTGCCATGTGACACCTCCTTTAGTTTTTTCTTTCTTTCTTCCCGCCAGATGTCGGCTTTGCGCTTCTCGATTTCCGCAATGTCTGCTTTGCGGGCAGAAACGGCGGTATCCTCGTAGGCTGGGAATGTGCAAACAGAAACCTCAAAGAGCTTTACTTTCTTGATAGTAAAATGATGAGTACCGTCCTCGCGTTCTTCGTGCTCCTCATCTAAGATGTTGAAGCCGATAGAACATTGCGAAACATCCCCCCGCTCGACTCTTGCCCAGCAGTTCATGGCTTCGCTGTCTTTCGGATTAACAGCGATGTCACCCCACAAGCCTTTTTTGTCTTCGCGAAGTTCAAGCGTTTCGGCGGTCGTCCGCCCGAGAACGAGCCTCGTATCATGGTCTACCAGTGCCCGGACATCCGAATGCAATTCCTCGGTGAAAGCACCCGGAGCAATGGACTCTGTACAGCCCTTGAATATTTCATAGTTGCTATTAAAAACGGAGAAATACCCGGAAATATGAGGTGTTTCACCGTCTTTTCTCGTTTCAAATTCTGACAGGGATGTTCTTACCTGCCGTAAGTCTCTATTCATCATTACCTCCCTGTATTAGTTTTTTCTGGTCGCCTATCTTGTCGAGTGGGATGAAATTCTCCAGGATTCGCGGTTTGTCCAGTCCTTCAAGCGGAGACATGCCGAGCTTGTCCCTGACCTCGTTGCCCGTTACGATACCGCGGTCTGACAGGCTGCCGTAGACTTCCGCAATCTGCTCTAAATCCCAATCCATGAGCGACGTGGTATTGAATCGGAAATACCATTTGTTCGACAGGATGAGTTTCCGCGTGAATTCCTGCTCGATGCCTCTGCACATTGGCCTTATCGTGTTGTTGATAAAGCTGTTCCAAGCCTTCTGGTCATAATCTCCAACGCCCAAAATGAACGCAGGAACGCCAACCAGCGCCGCGACTGCTCGCTTATCAAGCTGTACTGTGTCGTTAATGGCAAGGTCTGACAGCGACAGAGGACGAATCTCCTTCACGTCGATGAGGTCTGCCGGGATGATCCACGGTTCTCCGTCTTCCGCTGTGTCGAGGTATTCTTTAATCAGTCTCGACCGCCCCGACGGACTCGCAAAATCTTCCGCAAGACCATCGACTTTTACCACGAGCGGCGGTTTATACTTGCTCGACATGAAAGCGTTCTCTGTTTTTCTGGCCTGCGTCAGATTAACCAGGATATCTTTGAGCGCTACCCGGATGCCCTCCCCGTACCACGGATACTCGCCATGCGGATGCCAGACACAGTGAATCACGTCATCTGCGCTGTACTTCTTCCCGTCGATCGCGACGTAATAGCCGTAACCTTGCTGAAAAAAGCTTACCCGCGACGGTGCGACCGGTTC